ATCTACAAGAACTGGGACAACATCGTTTCCTATGTCAGCGGCGCATGGGACCGGATCAAGAGCGTCTTTGATGTCAACTTCTTCAGCGGAATCATTCAAGTGTGGCTGGAGGGATGGCAGGCGCTGGCCAACGGCATCCTGGGGATTCTGAAGACGATCTTGCCTGACCGATTGATGCCGGACGCCATGAAGGACTTCAAGTTCACCTTTGCCACGGACCGGGCCAGCAACATCACGGCCGCCCAAGCCGCCAGCGCTGGCAAGACGGAGGTGGGCGGCACGCTCAAGATCCAGCTGGAAGGCGCGCCGGCGAAGGTGACCGAGCTCAAGCGCGCCGGCAACGCGATGGATATCGATGTCACGGCCGGCCTGGCCATGATGATGTAAGGGAGAAATCATGGCATGGCGAGATAACTTGCGCCAGGCGAGCTTCCGAGGCGCGAAGTTCAACGTCGACGGATCCAGTCTGAGCGCCGGCCGCCGCATTGCGCGGCATGAATATCCGCAGCGAGACATTCCCTATGCGGAAGACATGGGGCGGCGGGCACGTGAGTACAAGGTGGATGCCTTCGTGTTGGGCGATCCAGCTGGCGACAACGACTACATGGTCCCGCGCGATGCCCTGATTGCTGCGATCGAGAAGGCCGGCCCAGGCCAGCTGGTGCATCCGTACTACGGCACAGTCTCGGTGACCGTGTTCGGTGAGGTGCAGATTACGGAGTCGTCGCGCGAAGGCGGGATGGCGAAGTTCTCGATCACATTCCTGGAGGCCGGCAAGCAGGAAGAGCCGAAGACTTCGGTTGATACCGAGGCCAAGCTCTCCGAGCACGTCGGCGTGTGCGATGCATCCTTCGAGAAGGACTTCGCCGATAACTTTTCGGTGGACGGGCTGCCGGATTTCGCTGTCGACGATGCCCAGGGTCAGGTCGACGGCCTCATGGCGCTGCCGGATGTCGATCTCGGTGCATTGGACTGGATCCGGGCGGATCCCACATCGGTGCTCACCTCTCTGTTGCCGGAGAACCTGCGCAGCAGTCTGGATGCACCGCTGTCGTTGGCGAAGGGGGTGCTGGGTCTCATTGGCGGCGCGCAGCGCTGGCTCTCCTTCTTCAACTTCTCCGAAGGGCTGGCGTCATCCGCCTCTGCAGTCAACGCGACAACGGCATCGCGGATCGCGGTGGTGGGCAATCAGATGGCCTTCAGTGACCTGGTGCGCGGTGGTGCGACGTCCAACCGCATCTACGAGCTGGCGACAACGCAGCCAGCCACGACGGTGGAGGCGCAGGCGCTGCGCTCGGAAATTGTCCAGCGGGCAGATGCCATCCTCTTCTCGGACAAGGTCAGTCAGTCCACCAGCCAAGCGGTGGTGCAGCTACGCACAGTGGCACTGCAGCACCTGGCCAGCAACACGGTCGCGCTGCCGAGCCTGGTGTCGGTGACGCAGCAGCAGGTCCGTCCGGCCGTGGTGCTGGCGCATGACTTCTACGGGGATGGCTGGTATGCGCAGGGAAGGGCGGATGACCTGGTCAGCCGCAACTCCGTCGCGCATCCGGGCTTCGTGCCGGCCGGGCGTCCCCTTCAATTTGTATCGGAGTGACGATGGTGGATTCCAATTTGCTGACCTTACGGGTCGGCGGCCAGATCTATGGCGGCTGGAAGGGCATCAACGTGCGGACCAGCATCGAGCAACTGGCCGGCAACTTCGAGCTGGCGCTTACTGAGCGCTGGCCGGAGCAGCCGGTGGACTGGGTGATCGCCCCCGGCGAGTTCTGCGAGATCCTGATCGGAGACGACGTGGTGATCACCGGTTATGTCGATGTCGTATCAGTCACGTATGACCAGGGCAGCCATGAGATCAAGGTGACCGGCAGGGACAAGGCCGGCGACCTGGTGGACTGTTCGGCACCGACAACGGCCTTCGCTGGGCAGACGCTGGAGCAGATCGCCGAGGCGCTGTGCAAGCCCTTCGGTATCACGATCTTCGATGAGACGGTGAGCGGCAAGCGCCTGAGTACCAAGCAGAAGAAGGCCGGCAAAAAGGGCACGCCGCCCAAGAAGACCAGGGTGAGCGGCAAGGTGCCGCGCCAGGCTTGCCAGGCAGGTGAGACGGTCTTTCGGACACTGGACAAGCTGGCTCGGACCGAGGGCGTGCTGTTCGTATCCGACCGCGAAGGCGGCCTTGTTATCACGCGCGCCGGGCTGGGTGGCGAATGCGAAACGGTCCTGCAGCACGGCAAGAACATCCTCCAGGCCTCGTTCGAGAACAGCCACGCGGCGCTCTTTAGCGAGATCACGGTGCAGGGCCAGGTGGGCGCGCCTGGCGCTGATCGCTTCGACTTGGTACACGCCGCGCCCAAGGGTGCCGTGAAGCGGGCACCGTCCAGCAAAACTGGAAACAGCCAGATTGGTCGCTATCGGCCGTTGATCGTGGTAGCCGAGACGCAGGCCGATGCCGCGCGATGCCAGAAGCGAGCGGAGTGGGAGGCGTCCAATCGGGAAGCCAAGGCCAGGAAGGTCACGGTAACTGTACAGGGCTGGCGGGAGGAGGCCACAGGCGGGCTGTGGGAGATCAACAAGATGGTTCGGATCCAGTGCCCGTGGATGCGTCTGGATGACTGGTGGCTGATCTCCTCGGCGAACTTCAAGCTCGATGAGGGCGGCTCCACCACGGTACTGCAGCTGGTCTCACGCAATGCCTTCGACCAACTGCCCGAGATCCAGGATCCTGCCGGCGGTGCGGCGCAGAACCGTTTCAACGTGTTGGGGAAATGATGGACATCTTGGCATTAATTAGGGAAGCGACCGCTGACTTCAAGGCAAAGATCAATCTGATGCTGGGCCGGGGCATTGTCAGCAAGGTCAACGATGCCGGCGCGATTCAGGTGATTCGCGGCAAGCTTATGGATGGCGAGGATTATGACCAGATGGAGCGCGTGCAGCAGTATGGTTTCACCTCGGTGCCGAAGGCCGGCGCCGAGTTTCTATCCACCTTCATCGGGGGCAATCGCGACCACTCGGTAATTGTCGCGGTGGATGATCGTCGGTTCCGTCTGCGCGGCCTGCAGAACGGCGAGATCGCGATCTATGACGATCAGGGCCAGAAGGTGCATCTCACTCGCAACGGGATCGTGATCGACGGTGGTGGCAAGCCCATCACCATCCAGAACACGCCCGAGGTGGATATGGCCACGCCTCGGGTCAAGATGTCCGGAGACCTCCAGGTGGCAGGCAACATTTCTGCAGACGGAGATATCAGCGACCACGGGAACAAGAAGATGTCTGCGATGCGTGCCATCTATAACGCCCATGACCACAGTAATCCGGAAGGCGGTCGGGTCGGGAAGGATCAAGGTCAGATGTAATGGATATCGAGATTTTTTGGGATGCCGCCAATCATCGCGGTGACATCGGTGTGATCAATGGCGACCTGGCGACGGATCATGACATCAAGACCGCGATCCTGATCTCGCTCTTCAGCGACCGGCGTGCGGAGGATGACGACCCTTTGCCTGACGCCGGCTCCTCGAAGCGTGGCTGGTGGGGTGACGCCCTCGGCGGTGCTGGTGAGGGTCGGCGCATTGGCTCCCGCCTATGGCTGCTGGCGCGGGAAAAGCAGCTGGCCGAGGTGGTGGCGAAGGCGAGGGAGTACGGGCAGGAGGCACTGCTCTGGCTCGTCGAGGATGGTGTCGTCGATTCTGTCCAGGTCGATGCGCAGATCGTGCGCCAGGGCTGGCTTGGGCTCGGCGTCACGGTCACCCGGCCGAAGAAGGCGCCGGCCAAGTTTCGCTTCGACTTCGCCTGGTCGAATATCAATCAAGGGAGGATGTAATGGCATTTGAGAGGCCAACTCTGAAGGAGCTGGTGGCGCGCGCGCTCGCCGATATCAATGGTCGGCTCACCGGTGCCGAGGCGCGACTCTCGGTGGCCACGCTCAATGTGCTGGCCGTGGTGCAATCTGGTGCGGTCGATGGGCTGCATGGCCACCTCGACTGGCTCTCGGACCAGCTGATGATTGATCGATGCGATGAAGATCACCTGGCTCGCTACGCCAGCATCTGGAAGGTGCCGAGAAAAGCGTCTACTCCGTCCGCCGGCTTCGCCTCGGTGAACGCCTTCGCGGCCTTGACGGTCGACGCGGGGACGCTGATTCAGCGCCAGGACGGTGTGCAGTACAAGACCTCCGCTTCGACGAATCTGGCGATCGGTGCCGGGGCGCTCCCGCTCGTTGCCGTGGTAGCTGGGACGGCAGGTAATGCTGCGGCCGGTGTGGCGCTCAACCTGGTAACGCCCATCGATGGCCTGGATAGCAGCATGACAGTTGGACCTGTCGGCATCACGGATGGCACCGAACAGGAGACCGTCGATGCTTGGCGAGCTCGCTTGCTGGAGCGCATCCAGGAGCCGCCGAATGGCGGGACGAAATCGGACTATGAGGCCTGGGCGCTGGAGGTCGCGGGTGTGACCAGGGCATGGGTCTACCCGAACGAGATGGGCGCGGGAACGGTGACCGTGCGCTTCATGCGGGACAATGATGCGGTGCCTATCCCTGACGCTGCAGCGGTGGCGTTGGTGAAGGCCTATCTGGAGGCGAAGAAGCCGGTCACGGCGGAGCTGTATGTGGTACCGCCAACAGCTGCACCGATCAATTTCCAGTTCGCTCAGTTGAGTCCGAACACGCCAGCAACGCGGGAGGCGGTCCGGGCCGAACTGGCTGACCTCCTGCGGCGGGAGGCGATCCCTGGCGGCACTATCAAGCTCTCCCATATGCGCTCGGCCATCAGTTCGGCTGCGGGCGAGGAGGACTATGTGCTTGCGTGGCCGGTAGCTGATGTTGTCAATCCAGTCGGAAGCATCAGCACGATGGGGGTTCCCACATGGCCCTAACTTCTGAGCACTACCAGGCGCAACTTCTGGATCTGCTCCCCCAAGGGGCGGTATGGCCACGCGATCTGGATACGAGTCTGGCCAAGCTGTTATTGGCCAAGGCGGACGAGCTGGCCAGGGTGGACGGGCGGGCCGACCAGCTGATCGAGGAGGCAGATCCTCGGACGACCTCCGAGATGCTATCCGACTGGGAGCGTGTGGCAGGCCTGCCGGATGAATGCATGGATCTCGCGCCTACCCCTGACGAGAGACGGCAACGGCTACATCAGAAGTTGGCCTGGCAGGGCGGTCAATCGGTGAGCTTCTTCATCAACCTGCTTGACGTGCTGGGCTATGCCGGTTGCACGATCAGTGAATTTCGACCATTCCGGGCAAATTCGAAGTGCAATGCCGCTCTGAATCAGGGCGGGTGGCGGTACGCCTGGCGTATCAACGTTCCCAGTAGCGTCACCGTTCGCAACATGACTGCGACCAGTCCCTGCAACGTGCCGATTCGCCGTTGGGGCGATTCGTCGCTGGCCTGCATTCTTGCGCGCTACCGGCCCGCGCATACCGTTTTGTATATCTCATATGGAGCTGCAGCATGAAGAGAATTTCCACGGCTACGAAAGTGGTCGACAAGTTTGGGGCCGGTAAGCCTGGCTTCACAAATGGCAACGCGGTTACCGGTGTGGCCTCCACCGATCTGGAGGCGGACTGGTTTGACCATTTGCAGGAGGAGGTGGCCAATGTCGTCGAGTCGTCTGGTGGCGTGCCGGACGGGAGCGCCTATACGCAGCTTATGACGGCACTGAAGTCCATGTTTAGTGGTGTCGTGGGTTCTGCCAGAAACCTGAATGCAAATATTGCCGTAGGGACGACGGCGAACTTTACTGCAGATGAAGTGGTGGTCGAGTCGGCATTGAGCGGCCTGCGTTTTTGCCTGGGCGCTCTGAACGCTTCGATCAACCTGGCGACAGTGGGTGCTGGCGGGATGGACACAGGCGCGGCTCCTGTGAATGGCTACGTGGCCATTTACGCAATTTTCAATCCAGCGACCAATACTCGCGCGCTGCTGGGAAGAAACGCTACCGCTGCAAAGGCCTCCGAGGTTTATGGCGGGGTGAACATGCCGGCCGGCTTCGTCGCATCTTCGCTGTTGGCGGTGGTGCCGACGAACGCTTCTGGCCAGTTCGTGCTGTGCAATGTCGTAGACCGCAATTTGACGCGCGTCGCCGTTGCCCCGCTGATTGCCAGCGGGACTCTCAGCGCAAGCTTCATTTCGTTGATTATTGCGTCGGCGGTGCCGCTTAACGCTCGCCGCGTTGGCGGC